TCCCAGTTACATCTAAAGATGAGTCGAAGACTTCGTCTAGGATTAGTAAGTTAGTATTCACACTGTTCTTCATTCTTGCTACACTTCTCCATGTGAATAGGAGTGCAAGGTCGATTCTCATCTTCTCACCTTGTGAAAAGTTTTCGTATTTGAATACGTCACGGAATCTTGATTTGATTGTTTCGTCAAAGGATTCATCTAGTTCGAATCCAACATAGAACTCAAGTTGTGCTAGATACTTATTAATAAGCTTGTTCATGATGGGAACGTACTGTTTAATAATCTTCTCTTTAACACCTTGGTCTCTGAGCAACATGGTTGCAATCTCATAGTAGTGAGTCTTGTCAACTAAGCTTTTGTGTTTGGTATGTAGGACATCCAGTTCATCTTCACCTTTAGCAATACGTTCATGTACGTCTGTGCCACTAGTGGATTCAATTTTCATTCCCTCAATTTCACCATTGATTTTTTGAATGTACTTTTGATTGGATAGGATTTCTGTTTGATGCAATCCTATTTGTCGTTGGATGTCATCAATGTCGTGTTGGATAGTACTGATTTCGATGAGTCTGTTTGTTGAATCGGTAGTTCCAGTTTCAATTTGTTGGAGTGCTGATGCAATCTCCGTTGCCTTCTTTGTCTTTGACTTGAGATGTTCTTTCTTGTGTTCTTCATCTAACCCTTGTTTACATGTTGGACATTCGTCATTCTCTTCATAGAACTCAACTTCTTTCAGTGCTTTCTTACGAGCATTTGTAAGTTGTTTTTCCATATCCTGTAAGTCTTTCAACTTCTTGGTCATGGAATCTTTGTCGGAAATGGTAGATTGAATCTCTTTAATTTCCTTTCCGTTAATATCTATGACATCCATCAGCTCACCGATGTGAACGTTGGTATCTATTATAGTTTGTTCGAACTGAGTAATCTTTTGCATCCTATTCTCAGTCATCACTTTAACTTGTTCGTTTAAGCCACTGAGTCTTTCTTCTAGAATTTCGACTTGATGTTGGGTATCCTTCAGTTCAATTGCATGAGCTGACTTCTTCTTACGAAGTAGTTGCATCATAGTAGTAAAGATGTTGATGTCTAGTAGGTCTTCAACTAACTTCCTTCTATCCTTTGCTCTTAATTGCATAAAGGGTGTGAAGTTAGCAGAACCTAGGATTGCAACCTGTGTAAATGACCTGTAAGACATCTTTAGAATGTTACGTTCTAGATGGTCTTGATAATCTCTTACTGTTGCGTCTTGATTTACAAATACACCATCTACGTACAGTTCAAAGATGTTTGGTTTTGCACCACGGATAATCTTGTATTGTTTTTTACCTACTTTGAATTCACATTCTACTACCAATCCTTTCTCATTGATACTATTAATAAGTAATTCTTTCTTAAGGTTTCTGAACCCACGTCCATACAATGCAAAACATAATGCGTCTAACAGTGTGGATTTACCAGCACCATTCTCACCTAGAATGAGTGTGGTTTGGTGGCCGTTTAATTCTATTTCAGTAAATTTATTACCCGATGAAAGTAAGTTTTTCCATCGTACCGTTTCAAATATTATCATAAGTAGGTATGTTCATCCAATGCTTCATTATATAAGGACTTCATTATCTCGTCGAGCTTTTCTTTCTTTCCTTGTATCTCTAACCCATCAACATACTTGGATAATATGGTTAGGGTATCGTCGACTCCTTCGATTTCATCATCGTCAAAGAAGTCCATGTGTTTATTATCATCTACAACTGCAACGTGTATCGGATTAGATGCATGTACCTTGTCTAGGTATGAATCAAACCAATAAGGATTGTCTTTGTTAACAACAATAACCTTTACAAATTTGCCTTCGAATCTTGAGAAATCTATATCTTGAAGGGCCTCGAAATTTTCTATCTTAGCATCATCGTAATATCCTTTCTCAAACATTGTTAAAGGATTGTGAACTGGTGTAAGTTCCTTTGTTTCTGTATCAAAAATGTGGAAGTACTTCTTGTCATTATAATCTGACCAAGTGAATTCCATTTGTGAACCTAGGTATCTGACATTCTTTACTTCTGATTTATGATGGAAGTGGCCACTATAGACTTGTTCGAATCTCTTAAGATACGATACATCCAGTCCGTGTTGACATGTCATGTTAGGTAATAGTAATGCACCTTCTATCTCGAAGTGACCCATACAGTGAGTGGCAGCTGCCTTCTGCATGAAGTCTACCATGTCTGCATAGTTCTCGGAATTAATCCATGGAACAAGTGCAATTGGAAAGTCATCATATTCGTTTACAATAGGGTCGGCATATACGGTAATGTTAGGTTCATTATATAATAATAGTTCTGGGCTATTAACATCGTTTGTATTCTTATAGTATGTATCATGGTTACCTAGAATCAAGTCCATCTTGATTCCCCTTTCGTTCATTGGTTTAACAAAGTGTTCGATGTTTGCTTTCATCGATGCAAAGTTTACATACTTACGTCTATCAAAGTAATCACCCATGTGGATAATCTGTTTGATGTTATGCTCGTCTAGATATGGAAAGAATACTTCCTCATAAAAACGTCCTTGATACTGAGACATTTGAATCATATCAGAACGGACACCACAATGGGTATCGTTTAGAATCGCTATCTTCATTCTTTAATAAATTTCTCTAATGACTTTTCTTTTTTTACTTTTTTATTTTTGGATTTTCGTGGTTCATATTCTACACGATTCATATTCTCTTGCATCCAATCTACATTAGAGTTGGAAAGGGTGGGGTCATGTTGACCATCGATAGTAGAGAATGAATCTAAGGTAATAGATGATTCCATGATTTGCGCTTGTTTGATGTAGACCTGTTTCTTTTCTTTCTGAATTCTTCTTAAGAATGCATAGTAACAAATCTGAGTAACATAGGCAAATGCATTACTTGATTTTTCAACGTTAAAGTTACGGATATATTGGATACAATTTTCGATTGCATCACAAATCATTTCGTCACGGTAAGTATAGTTGATGAAGTTAGGTCGAGTGGATAATCGAGTTGCAATCTTATAGATACACTCTCCGATATATTCAGTCATACGTGGTGGTACTTGGTTTGCAGCAACTGCTTCTTTAACTAGGGTGTTGAACTCTGCAACTGCAGCGGTAAACTCTTTGTTATTGACGTAGTGTTCTGCTTTCTTGGGGTCTTTTTTCGTAGTCATGTATACATTATACCTGTTTATCGTCGTATTGTAAGAGGCTTTTTAAGTTTATACTTTATTAAGTTTATTTTAAAAAGCCTATAGACTTCTGAGAAATGTGTGATAAAATGAATATGTCCCAAGGGGGATATACTTAGCTAGGATTACTTCTCTGTTACGAACTCATTCAATTGTCTTGCAGTTCTAATAACTTCTTCACCTGTGATTTCTCTTAATGGTAAGGGCTTCTTATCATTAGGGAATGAATCGTTGTGGGCGTAGATGGCGTCGACTTCCCTTTGGTAGTTAGAGGTCAAAAGACCTTCTGATAGGGATAGTAGTTCGGCTCGGATTTCGACGCCTGATTTTCCTGTGTTTGACATATGTTTCTCCTGTGTGTGTATATGTGTGTTGTAAAATTATTCTTACCTAGTATATAGGTGTTTGCAAATCTTTCATAAGGATTGTACTTGTTGTTTGAATCTTTCCATATCTCTAACTGCTCTAAGAGCTCCAGGCTCTCGGTCTAGGAAGACCCATGATGGTAGTAAGACGATTATGAAAAATACGAGGGAAGCACTTTTCATTTCGGATTATATAAGTATAGGGCGATGATTACTACTGCTTGCAGGGCAAGTCCAGTTAGTAGTATCATTATATCAGACATTAGGGTTCATCGCTAGTAAAGATATAACGAAAATCAGACAAAGGCATACAACCTCTGTCTGTTCTCGTAGTTTATGTAGTTTATGCTTATGCATCAACCAGCAGATGATAGTATTATCAAAAACGGTAACGCAAATGGAAGAGTCATCAGCACTAGAAATTCGATAGCGTCACAGATTTTACAAACGAATTTGTTATCTGAAACTTCTCTAGCTTTTCGTACCATGCTCTTTGCAAAATATATTGCTGTGGACATGGTTTTCCTTTAAGTTTATTATAAGTTCTGTGTATAACCTGCTATAACGGTGGTTTATACGCATGTATTTAGACAATTCAAAAACCTAATGAATCGTCCTATCATCTTCCTCATCAAATAATTCGAAATCTTCTTCGAACTCATCGTAGTTTTCGTCTGATAATGAAGTCATTACTTTGTTTAAGTATTGTCTTTGAATTTCATGATTATCAATCTTCTTATTAGTAAGAGGGATTGTTCCTTGTTCCACCATCTCTAACCATCTAGATGAAGCTTCATCGTAGAATGGGATGAACTGTTCGTTCATACTACTCCTGTGTATTACTTGGTCGGATGGAATCAATACGATAGAGTCTTCACTTAAAGGTGCATACGGATAGAATGTAGCAAGAGTTTGTATACCGTTTTGCACGGTGAGTTGGCATATCATAGGTAGGGTTATATGTAAACCTTCCGCTGACTCTCTAACCATACCGACGAGCTCACTACCTGTCTTAAGTTTTACAACTTCGTATTTCTGTGGTATTAGTTCTGATGGTCGTGTCATTTTAAATCAAATTGCCTTATCTCGTATGAAAAGTTCTCTTCGTTGTATATATTTATACGTTCTTTAAGGTGATTAAGCGTATGATTTTCACATTGTAGGTCATCTGATATATCAAATAACTTCATACTATTTTTTCCCTCTGCTTTACGAAGACCCCTTCCAATAGATTGTAGGTTTCTGATTCTCGATTTTGATGGTGATGCAAAGACGATGTTGTCTATGCGTTTGATGTTGACACCTGTAGAGAAGGTGCCGTATGATGCTAGTATGACATTATTATCTGCTTTCTCAACGTACTCTCTTACTGCTTCACGGTCTACAACATCTGTACCACCGTAAACATAATGAAGTTTGTCACCCAATCTCTTGTGCATTTTTGCATGTAGAATAGTTCCATGTTTCTCAACGAACTGGAACAACACTAGGGTGTTACCTTTTAAACTGTAGACTAGATTGCATAGGAAATCATTACGCATTTCATTTGAAACTAGATAATCCATCTCATCTTGATAGGACATTTTCTTCTGTTTAGTATGACGTAGTATGACACAATCTATAGAAAGATTAGCAATCGTTCCCGAATCCATTAACTCTTTAGTACTGATAACTTTCTTAACGGGCCCAAACAAACCTTCCAGTTGTAGTCTGTGTACTTCTGTACCGTCCAGTGTACCAGTGCAACCAATTCTTATGGCAGTCTTCTTCATCTTCTCAAGAATACCTTTTAATACATTTGCTTTGAATAGGTGTGCTTCATCCCCGACAACCATATCAAAAGACTCCATAACTTCTTTCGGTGCTTTACTGAACGATTGCCATGTCGTAACTGTGATAGGTGCGTCAAACACGGGCTGTTTAGAATATATCTTACAGATAGGTTCGTCGTATCCATAATCTTGAAAATCTTTTGTCATCTGTTCTACTAATGATGTGGTAGGAACAATGATAACTGTCTTGACATCGTAGTATCGTGCTAACATATAAATGATAAGAGACTTACCACTTGCAGTCGGAGACAATAGTAATTGTCTTCCATACTTAACTGCTTCATTGAATGCTTCTAACTGATAGTCTCTAGGTTCAAATGGTAAATTCAAATCCTTAACATTGAATTCTTTTAGTTTATGCTTGTAACCAATGACATCTTGTATACCTTCAAATTCGTATCCTCGTTCTCTGCAGAACTCATCTACGTATGGAAGTAACCCAATATAAATCTTATGTGTTTTGATTGAGAAAAGATAGACCTTACCATCCCACCATTTGTTCTTATAACTTGGCATGAATTTTGCGTTGGGAACAGTGAAGGAGAAATAATCGTGAAGGTCTTTGGCTAGACCATCATCACAGTCTACCCTCATGAAACATTCGTCCACCTTTGATACTGTGACTTTCATTTTACTTGTAGGGATATCCGATGAACCAACCCACTAGGGAAGTTCGGCACCCTTGTGTAACTGGAGTTACTTGATGGTGTACAAAAGATGGGAACATTATTAATGACCCCTTTTGTTTAGCAGAGTTAGGAATCTGTCTGTAGTAATCCCTCATGTCTCTTGTGTAATCTATTGAAGTAAGAGTATCCTTTGCACGGATATCTTCTATCCACTGAAAGTTACCACCTTCATATTCGTCGGGGTCTGTTAACTGGATAGAGAAACTAATCTTTCTTATCATACCACTGTTTTCATATGGCTTATCTGAAGCATCTGTATGCCATGTATAGAAACCACCACGTTGACCTTGTTGTGCATTGTATGTTGTATGTTGTAATGGTTCTAGTTTTTCTAACTCTACATTCCAACCACTTTGTTTCATACCCATTGCAACTGCATCTTCTACTTTAGTCCAAACGTCTCCTAGAACTTTCTTTGCATCTTTATGAATCCATCTTATATCCGATGCTCTTATATTGTCTACAACTTTACCACCGTCTCCACCAGCTGCTCTTTCGGCACCACGGTCTTCGCCGTCGGGGTCTAGGTCAAGTCTTCCACCCTGTCCTACTGCACCCGATTCAAGTGGGTACCCCATTGCCTTGCCGTTGATGAATTCAACTTCATCTGAGGTTAGTAACGAGGGGTAAGACCATAAATAATTTTGAAGGTTCATTATTGTCCAGCCATAAACTTTCTCCAATCGATTGTGTTCTTAATCGTTTGGTGTCTCCATGTTATGTTTTGCATACATTCCTTAAGGAAGTCTACTGTAACTTTAAGGTACTCAATCTTTGCATTGAGTTCTTGTAAATCGGTATCTGCATTGAAAAAGATTTGCATATCATTCTTCATAATTTTTAAACCATTGAATGGGTCGGGTACCCAACCTAGTTCTTGAATTCTTTCATCGTCCATTTTCCCATTGAACCACAGCCACTTATCTTTGAGTAGAGTGTTATAGGATGTTTGATATTTTTTAAGGACTAGAATCTTATTGGTTAATAAGTCTTGATATTTTGCATGGAGTTTAGGCACCTCTAACGATGCTGTATCCAATTCGATATCATCTATTTCACAGTCATTTGCCCATTGGGCTTTTAGTTCTTCTAAAGTCATAATATATATTATACCACAAAAAGGGGGTTTTAACTAGTGGTTTCTATGTCGTAGTAAGTAAATTTAAACTCTATAGTGGCAACTACTGCCTCTCCGTCTGCACCCGATTCAAATTCTAGACCACTCAAACTGATTGGAAAACAGTCATGGAATCTAAAGAATCTATTGGGTATGTTTTTGTTTGTTGTGGTAATCAAAGTGATGTCTGACATCTCCTTGTCTGTTCCACCTAGGTCGGATGATGTTCCTAGTATAGTTTGTTTAGAACCAACGTAACTTCCATAGTCTGCTGGGTCTTTGATTGGTACGATTGCATTCATCCAATCATAAACTTCTTTAAAGTTCTGTAAATCTTCATCAACTAAGAAGTCGACTGTTAGATTTTCAAACGTAACCTTGTCGCCTGGGAAATATGCATCCAATCCAACACCCGCTGCAACTGCAATTTCAGTGAACTGCAGGCCTGGGATAGTACACTTCTTAATGTAGTATTCTGTTGTAGGTATCTTATCAATAAGAAGTCTAAAATTATTCTTATTGAGAATTGATTTGTTAATATCAACCATGTATTCTAGTTATCCTTTTAGTAGAAGAGGTATCGAAGTAATCGTTATCTCTATACTCTCTCGTTACTGTGTTCTCACATAGATATCCATCTTGGATATATGTTGTTACGGTTCTCCTAGAGATGACATCTGTTGTCTCCTCACCCTTTGGAAACGTTTCTGCTTCCCATGGGCCCTCTAGAACCTTCACTGTTTTTTTGTATTCACTCATAATATTCTCCGTATGTATTTATTTAGGTGTTTCAATATGCCAGAACCTACGGAAGTGGATAAAATTTGGTGGTACTGAACCGAGTGTAGCACTTTGTTTAGGGTTTGTAGGATGTACTTGTTCTGTTTTCCAGTTGTATATGTCTCTTCTATAACATTCATGTTCAGTAATGACAGCAAAAGGTGTGTTCAAATCTTCATCATCGTATCGTGTATAGGTCTTACCTGTCTCGTCTAGGTAGTCTTCTACATGTTTATCATTGAATGAAGCTTCCCACTGGTCAACTCCATTGAATACTCTTTCATTTTTTAACATATGTGCTTCTCGGCCTGGAGCATAGTCAATATAAGAATACTTTTCTTGTCTGAACTTTGGT